ATGCCTGAACGGTTGCGGCGATCCGCCGGCGCCGGGCGCGCGCTACTGCTGTCCCGAGTGCGCGAAGGATCACGAGCAGCGCATGCTCGTTCGCCAGCGGCAGGTGGGAAGATGAGCGACATCACCCCTACCTTTCAGGGCGAGATGCAGCTTGCCGGATGGTCGGAGACGCACAACGGCGGCTGCAAGGTCACGTTCTGGCTGCCGGACGCAACCGACCTCGACGCGTTCCGCGCGCTGACCGTGCGCAAGGGCAATCAGGCCGGGCACCGCTTCATGGCGGTGCTGGTGGAAGTCGGCGACGACGAGCAGCCCGTGCAGCAGCCGGCCGGGCCCGCGCCGGCGCCGGAGCCCGAGCAGCCGAAGGGCGGCGCGCTCGCGCGGCTCGCCGGCATGTGGTGCAACGATCCTGACTTCTGGACGTGGCTGCGGTTGCAGAACATCCAGTGCGAAAACGCCGAGCAGGCCGCCCTCGCCGTCCGCTCGACGTGCGGAATCGCGAGCCGCGCCGAGCTCGACAGCAACGCGAACGCGGAACGCCTGTTTCAAGAGCGCATCCGCGTCCCGTTCATGTACTGGCGTCGCAAGGAGGGTCTGTGAAGCGCACCGCCCTCCTCCGCAAAACCCCGCTCGCGCGCAAGGCGCCGATCGCGCGCGGCTCGTCGACGCTCGCGCGGTCGACCGTCAAGCGCAAGGCGCCGAAGAAGCGGCCGGGCCACGACGCGCGGTATCTCAACGCGTGTCGCGGCATGCACTGCTTCCTGTCGATCCCCGGCATCTGTCGCGGCGACATCGCTACGGTCGTGCCGGCGCACCGTAACGAGGGCAAGGGCACGGGCATGAAGGTGCCCGACAAGTACACGGTGCCCGCCTGCTACTGGTGTCACGCCGAGTTCGACCAGGGCATGCGCTTCACCCGCGAGGAGAAGCGCGGATTCTTCAACGCGGCCTACCGCCGCTGGGCGCCGTACCGCGAGGAGCGGTTCGGTCTGCCGGCATGAGCGCGCCGTCCCTCGCCGCCGCGCTCGCCGGCGCGCCGCCGCGCCGCGCGAAGAAGCCGCGCGCGCAGCCCGAGTTCGAGATGCAGAAGGCGCTTTTCGAGTGGGCGCGCATGCCGTCCGTCGTGCGTTCCATGCCCGGCATCGACCTGCTGGAAGGATCGATGAACGGCGTGAAGCTGACGAAGGCGCAGGCGGGCAAGGCGAAGGCGGCCGGCATGCTCACGGGCTCGCACGACGTGCGGCTGCCAGTCGCGCGCGGGCGCTGGATCGGCCTGTCGATCGAGCTGAAGCACGGGAACAACACGCCGACCGCCGAACAGCTCGCGATCGGCGCGCGGCTGGAGGCGGAAGGCTGGCGCGTGCACTTCGTCTGGGACTGGCTGGAGGCCGTGAAGATCATCACGGAGTACCTGTCGCTGCCGAGGCCGCGCCTCGTCGTGCCTTGACTGGTATTGCTTTCTAACCGCTATTACAAAATCTAACCACAAGCGATTCGCTTGTGGCAGAATTACCAACCGAGGCTGCGCGCAAGCGCACCTTTTACCGAAAGCCCCGGAGGGCTCGCAACTCGCCGGGATCACACGCTTACGATAGTGCGGCGCCGAGAGGGGAGTGTCATCCGCAAGGAGCACGCCCCGGACTGTCGCGGGGTTGCGACCCCCTCTCTCGACGCCGCCGGGGACCATCATGTCTGATACCACGTCGCAAAACCGCATTGTCCTCGACCACCTGCAAAAGGTCGGCCCGATCACCCCCCTCGAAGCACTGCGCCTGCACGGCATCATGCGCCTCGGCGCGCGCGTGCACGAGCTGCGCGAGGGCGGCCACAACATCATCACCGAAATCGTCGAGGTGAAGGGGCGCAAGGGCTCGAAGCCCGCGCGCGTCGCGCGCTATTCGCTGGTGAAGGCAGCAGCATGAGGCCGTCCGAGCATCTGCTGGACTTCGGCCGTCCAGTCGCGTTCTACCCCGGCCTGGTTAAGCACTTCGGCAGCGTCAACGCCGTGCTGTTCTTCTGTCAGATTTTCTACTGGCGCGACCGCGCGTCATCGGAGCTGGGCGTCTACAAATCGGTCGAGGACATCGAGGCTGAAACCGGGCTCACGTACCGCGAGCAGGTGACGGCGCGCAAGCTGCTGGTCGAGCGCGGCGTGCTGATCGAGACGCCGAAGCGGCTGGAGCACCGCATCTATTTCCGCATCGACGAGGACCGTCTGGATGCGTTGCTCGCGAACTGCGAAACCCGCAACTCCCGAACTGCGGAAAGCGCATTTCGGGAGGAGCGGAATCCGCAATCCGATAATAGAACAGAGATTACTACAGAGACTACAGCAGAGAGACATAAGCGCGCGCGCGTCGCTGAAGGCTCGCCGGAGTTCGAACAGGCGTGGTCGCTGTATCCGAAACGCGCCGGCGGCAACTCGAAGGCCGATGCGCTGAAGGCGTGGAACGCGCGGATCGCGGCCGGCATCGAGTCGGCGCGGATGCTCGACGGCGTGCAGCGCTACGCGGCGTTCTGCAAGGCGACGAACAAGATCGGCACCGAGTACGTGAAGCAGGCTGCCACGTTCTTCGGGCCCGGCCTGCACTTCGACGCGGATTGGACGCCGCCGATCGGCGACCCGCCGCGCGGGGGCGGCCGCCCGTCGATGAACAGCTTCGACCAGTCGCAGCCCGATGACTACGACGACTTTTTCGACCATCGCCGGGGGTTTGATCAATGAAGGCCGCTGCTGAAATGCTGGAGGGGAAGATCAACCCTCAGACCTACGAGCGCGCGTCGACGTGCGCGAAGCACGGCGCGTACACCGAGCGCGGCGGCTCGCTCACGGGCGAGCTGCACAAGGCGATGTGGTTCGGCTGCCCGCAGTGCAATCGCGAGCAGCGCGAGCAGGAGGAGCTGGAGGCGCGCCAGCGCCAGGAGCGCGTGCGGCAGGCGCGCATCGAGGCGCGGCTGAACCAGTCGGGCATTCCCCTCGCCTTCCGCGATCGCACGTTCGAAAACTTCGTCGCCGAGACGGACGAGCAGCGCTATGCGCTCGGCGTGGCGCGCTCGTTCGCTGAGAACTTCTGGACGAAGCACCTGCCGGCGGGCGACTTCCTCGTGTTCGGCGGCAATCCGGGCACCGGCAAGAGCCATCTCGCGCTCGCGATCATGCAGCACGTCATGCGGCACTCGACCGCCATGTACATCGATGCGATGGCGCTGATCCGCCGCGTGCGCGCGACGTGGCGCCGCGATTCCGAGCAGAGCGAGGAGGACGTGCTGCACATGCTCGGCTTCACCGTCGATCTGCTGGCGATCGACGAGATCGGCGTGCAGCGCGGCACCGACGACGAGCAGGCGATCGTGTTCGAGATCATCAATCGGCGCTACCGCGACCTGCGGCCGACGATCCTGATGACCAACCTCGACGGCAAGGGCATGAAGGAATTCCTCGGCGTGCGCACGATGGATCGCCTCTACGAGCGCGGCACGATGGTGCGGTTTCCGTGGGAGAGTCACCGCCGCAAATAATTCCCTTGCAATTTTCGAAGCATGGTTAGATAATCGAACCATGTTTAGGAAATTATGAGAGGGGGGTGTTATGCGTAAGGTCATCTGCGCCGCCGTGGCGGCGCTTGCGGCGACCGCCGCGCACGCTGACACCGGCGTGCTCATCTTCGGCAAGAGCCATCACTTCAACACGCACGGCCGCGCCTACAACGAGCTGAACGTCGGCGGCGGCGTCGAGTGGTCGCCGGAGGGTTCGGGCTGGCTGGTCGGCGGCTTCGCGCTGAAGGACTCGTTGAGCCGGCTCGGCGCGGCGGCCTATGGCGGCTACCGCGTGCGCTGCGAGCTCGGCGGCGGCTTCCACGTCGAGGCGACCGTGCGCGCCGGCTTCCTGAAGGATGCCGACTACATCGGCCCGGCCGCCCTGCCCGCGATCGGCATCGGCTACCGGAACGTGACCGTCGAGGCGACGTACATCCCGGCGATCGGCGGCAACAAGGTGCCCGCCGCCGTGGTGTGGGCCCGCATCAACTTCTGAGGACGCCATGCACAACGACCTCTTGCGCGAAGCGCTCGAGCGCGACGGCTACCGCTACGGCCGCCGGCTCGTGCTGCTCGCGATCGCAATCGCCGTGCTCGGCGCGCTGATCGGCGCCGCCGCGTTCGGCAATCCCTAAGCATCACCGTTACCCGGCCGGCTGCCGGGCATTCATGCGCCGCAAGGCGCGCAAGGAGAGAACTGTGGAAAAGAAACGAGTCGAAATCGCACGTATCCCGCTGCCGGACGATCTGGGCGAAGCGCTGGGCGCTGCGCTGGGATTGACGCCGAGCGGCGACGATCCGAAGCCGCTCCCGTTCACGGCCGCGGATGCCGAGCAGGCGCGCGTGCTGGTCGAAGCGGCGAAGCAGCCGCGTTTCGAGCTGGGCGACATCGTGGTGTTGCGCCCGCACGCAAAGGACAAGTTCAAGTGGCCGCAGATGGACGAGGAGTGCATCGTCACGCAGGTCTGCGAGCCGCAGCGCACCGGCAATCCCGGCACGCCGGTGTTTGCCGAGCGTCGTGACTTCGCGATCGCGATGGTCAGCCCGGACGGCGACGTGTGCGAGTTCATGCACGACAGCCGCGACTTCGTGAAGGTCGGTTCGATCATCAACTGATGCAGATGCCCGGCCATGCGCCGGGCCTTACGCGCCCGCATGGCGCCAAGGAGAGAGGAGTGCTTTTCGAGATCATCAACCCGAGCGACGCGTACACGATCGAGGCGCCCGACCTGTCGATCGCCGGCGCCGCGTGCGTGCTGCTGGGCAACGGCCAGTATGCGTTCAAGCAGGTCGACGGCGACGCCGAGGTGCCGCTGTTCCTGTTCGGCGGTCACGACGAATGGTTCCGCGAGCACTGCGACGGCTCGCTGGACGACACGCTGGGCCGCGTCATGAAGGATCGCCGCGCGGAGTTGGCCGATTGCCTCGACTCCACGCTGATCGGCACGCAGGCCGATCGCGAGGAGTTCCACGCGCTCACGGCATCCGTCGAGGCGGAAGAACGTGCGCGCCTGCGCGCGGAGCGGCACGACAAGCGCCGCTCGTCGCTGAACGACATCGGCGCTCGCGCGTACCGGATGGCCGCCGCACTGCGCGAGCCGCAGCCCGAGCCCGCAGGAGCATGACCATGCTCGCCGCTCTGTTCGCGCGCATCCGCGCGCTGCTGCGCCCCGAGCCGCGCCTGCGCTTCTTCTGGATCGGCGAGGAGACGGAAATCTACGTCGCCCGCAGCCTGGACGAAGCGCTGGAGACGTTCGCGCAGCCCGAGGACATCGCGGAGCAAGCCTACGGCGAAGTGAGCCGCTACCGCACGGTCTGTTACCGCGACGAGGAAACCGGCGAGACGCGGATCGCCACGCTGGAGGAGGTCGCGCGCGAGTGCGTCATCCCGAACCTCCTGCTGTCCCAATACTGCTGACCAACAGCCCGGCCGCGCGCCGGGCACAAGGAGAGAGAGCAATGTCTGACACCCAACCCACCGCGCAGGGCACCGAGATCGCCCTGCTTCCGCCGGCCGAGCGCGCGCTGGTCGTGCTGAAGTCGACGGAAACGGAAAAGCAGCTCCGCGAGCTGGTCGCGCGCACGTCGCCGATCAGCGCGCCCGTCGACGCGGCGGGCCGCGAGGAGGTTCACCGCGCAGCGATGGACCACAAGAACGCGCGCGTCGCGATCGAGAAGGCCGGCAAGGCCGCGCGCGAGGACGCGACCGCGTTCAGCAAGGCCGTCATCACCGAGGAAAAGCGGCTCGTCGCGATCAACTCGGCCGAGGAGACGCGCCTGTTCGAGCTGCGCGACACCTACGACATGAAGGTTCGGCAGGAGAAGGAGGAAGCCGACCGCAAGGAGCGCGAGCGTGTCGCGGCGATCCGCGAGAAGATCGACGCGATCAAGAACCTGCCGATCGACTCGGCGACCGACAACGCCGAGACGCTCGCCGCCACGCTGGACGACCTGCGCGCGTTCGAGATCACGTTCGAGGACTTCGCCGAGTTCCAGGACGAAGCGCGCGCCGCGCGCGACGCGTCGATCGCCAGCCTGACGACGATGCACGCGGCGGCCAGCGCGCGCGAGGCGGCCGAGGCGGCACTGGCGGCGCAGCGCGAGGAGATCGAGCGCCAGCAGCGCGAGCTCGCCGAGCAGCAGGCAGAGATCGCCCGCCAGCGCGCCGAGCTGGAAGCGGCGAAGAAGCCCGCCGTCGTCGCTGGCCCGAACGAGCCCGAGCCCGAAGTCGTCGGCACGGTGAAGCCGGCATACGATCCGCTCGACCCCGGCAACTGGCGCGACGGCAACGCGGCTGACGACACAATCCCCCATGCGGCGATGGAACAGGCGGTGCTCACGGGCACGGGCACGTGGCGGATCGATGCGGACGCCAGCGGCGAGCCGGCGGTCGAGCACGTCGACGCGACGAGCCTCACGGCGCTCGACCAGCCGCGCCAGCGTGCGGGGAACGCGGCCGTCGCCTACATGCTGGACAACACGCCGCCCTCGCCGCTGACGCTCGCCGACGTCGCGGACGCAGCGATGCCCGAGGACGTGCGCCGGGTGTTCGTTGAGCCCGAGTTCGCCGGCTTCGACATGGCGGCCGGCCCGGACACGCAGGTCGAGATGGTGACGATCCCGCGCGAGGAGTACGAGAGCCTGCTGACGCGTTCGCGCTGGCTCGAATGCCTGGAGGCGGCCGGCGTCGACAATTGGGATGGCATCGACGAGGCGCTGCGCATCAACCGTGAGCGCGTGCCGGCCTGATCGCCGGGCCCTCGAAAGCAGAAAGCCGGGCAATGCCCGGCTTTCTTTTTGCCCCCTGAGCCCGGCTCTACCCGTGGCTCTTGTCGGCCGCGCAGTGGCACGGCAACGCATTCGGGATGGTCGTCGTCGCGTAGATCGGGCCGATCAGGTCGTCCCAGAAGGACTGAAACGGACTCGGGAGCGCGATCGCGAGCAGCAGCCACACCGCGAGAAAGAGCGCCCCGCGCGCCGTCCGGCTGCTGCGAAGGCAGTCAATCACCCGCGTAACCGTGCGGGCCCTGCCCCCGGCTGTCTCACAGATCCATGCGAACTTGTGCGTCACGCCGTCCACATCGTAGGCGCAGCCTGTCACGACTGCATCAATCGGCAGCTCAACGCCTGTCCGCTCGAATGCCAGCGTCACGATGTCGCGCACGCGCGGATCGTCCATATCGAGCAGCCGTACATTTGCGGGGAATGTCGCCGCGCGGCCAACCCTCTCGACCAGTTTGAGGCAATCAACCCCGTTGCCTTGCCGCTTGACCACGACATGCACCATCTCCCCGCCGCTCGCGGCAAAGCGCGGGGAGCTTGATGATGACGGAATCGATTCGCCCATGATCTTCTTTACCTCTGCCCGTTGTTTTGTTGTATTTTCAGCACCATGATACGATTTTCGAACCACGGAGTAGGCGTGCGACGACACCCGGCCGTCCCAAAGTTCCTGCGACGGATTTTGACCTGACGCGCGCCGAATTCAAGACACAACTTAGGAATCTTTGGTATGTCCACCACTCCTCGAAAGACCCGTTCACGCGACCCCGCCGAGGTTCCGCTTACGGATCAGCAAGAGCGGTTCGTCGACGAGTATCTGGTCGACCTCAACGGCACGAAGGCCGCGATCCGCGCCAACTACAGCCCCAAGACCGCGCAGGAGCAGGCATCGCGCCTGCTGTCGAAGCCGCACATTCAGAAGGCGATCGCCGAGGCGAAGGCGCGCCGCGCCGAGCGCACCGAGATCGACCAGGATCGCATCGTTCGCGAACTCTGGAACGTGCTGACGGCCGACGCGAACGGCCTCATCGAGTATCGCCGCACGTGTTGCCGCTACTGCTACGGCAAGGACCACCGGTTCCAGCGCACGGCCGGAGAAATGGAGCGCGCGAAGATCGAGCACCGCGCGTTCGTCCTGAAGTGCAAGCAGGAGGGCGTGAAGCTCACCGTCGCCGAGCAGACGTTCGACGAGCAAGGCGGCATCGGCTACGACCCGCGCAAGCCGCCCGTCGAGGACTGCCCGGAGTGCTTCGGCGAGGGCTATGGTGACGTTTTCGTGAAGGACACGCGCAACCTGTCGCCCGAGCTGCGCAGCCTGTACGCCGGCGTGAAGCGCACGAAGGACGGCATCGAGGTCAAGATGCACGACAAGCAGGGCTTCGTGCAGCTCCTCATGCGGCACGCGGGCATGCTCAACGACAAACTGAAGCTCCAGGGCGACAAGGAAAACCCGCTCGCGCTGCTGCTGACGCAGGTGCAGGGCTCGGCGCTGAAGCCGACCGCGAACCCCACCGACGACGACGAATAAAATTACTTTGTAATTCCTTGGCGATGGTTCTATAATCGAACCATGCGTTACGATAACGCCACCACCAAGGAGCGACCATGAAACTCGGCACCCAAACCGCCAGCCTCGTCAACCACCTGCAATCGCGCGCCGTGATCGGCCAGCCCGAGCCCTTCGTCGGCATGGGTGTCACGCTGCTGGGCTGGACCGACCGCGACGCCGGCACGATCCAAGCCGTCCGCGTCGAGAAGGGCGTCACCATCATCGAAGTCACGCGCGACGACGCCGAGCTGATCGGCGGCTCGACCATGAGCGAGCATCAGGAGTGGAAGTTCACGCCGAACCCGGACGGCCACCGCATGATCTTCCGCCGCGAGCTGGGCGGCCGTTGGCAGGAGGTGCACTACAAGGTCATCGACTACGTGACGAAGCCGCACATCAACGCCGACAAGACGATCGAGGAGCGCCAGCGCCCGGTCTACTCGAAGCGCCTGAGCAAGGTGCAAGGCGGCGGCTACGGCCTGCGGATCGGCGAGCGCGACAAGTACCGCGATCCCTGCTTCTGACCCGATGACCGGGCCCGCGCCGCGCGGGCCATTCCCCACCTGCAAGGAGAGAGATTCATGGAAACGCTTCACGTCGAACGCCGCGTCACGCGCAAGTTTGTGGGCACCTTCCGCCACCTGGACGCATGGGAAGGTCTGGGCACGATCCGGCACACGCCGTTCCGCAAGGTGTACGACCCGGCGCGCGATGAAGATTTGTCGGACGGCCCCAGCTACGTCGCCTTCGCCCGCCTGCCCGCCGGCGCCGACGTCAAGGAGTGGTGCCTCGCGATCGAGGACAGCCTGTCGTCCCACGGCTGCGCGCACGAGTACGACTGCTGCGGCTGCGCGTCGCGCTATGCCCGCGTGACGCCCTATCGCGGCCGCGTGGTGCGGATCGGCGTCAGCGTGTCCTACAACTACTGACCACCACGACCATGAAAACGACCCCGAAATTCACCGTGCGCTGGAAGGCGCCTACCTACCTCGGCGACGTCGAGGGCGGCCGTGATCCGAGCTTCTTCAGCGAAGCACGCGGCTTCACGTGCGCGGACGTCTGGGAGATCGCGCGGCTCGACGTCGGCGACACCATCACCCTGACCGACGATCCCGGCATCGAGATCACGCGCGAATCCTGACCAACCTCGCCCGGCCCGGCCGGGCACTCACGACTACCACGACCATGAAACAGCTCTACACCAAGGCCGGTGTGCGGATCATCGGCACGAAGGAGATCATCAACGCCACGGCGATCGTGACCGGCTTCGACGAGTACCGCCAGCCGATCTACGCCGGCGGCACGGACATCGATTGGGACAGCCAGCTCTCGGCCACCGACGACAAGGGCAACTACGTCCTGATCTGCGAGGACGGCGAGGAGCATTCGCCCGACGACTGCGAGCTGCGCGACTGACCACCCCGCCCGCCCCGCGCGGGCACCCACCGCAAGGAGAAAGGAGATGGAACTGAAAGACGCCTTCACGGGCGATAACGCGACGCTGATCCGCTGCATCAAGGCGCTGTTGGAGCTGGACGCGAGCGGCGTGCTCCGGCCGCACGGCGTCGGCGGCCACGCGCGCACCCTGCTCGCGGCTGCCGCGGCTCGGCTGGAGACGGCTACCGCGCAAGCCGAGAAGAACCGCCTCGCGTGGATGGCCGGCCCGATCCCCGCGCCGCCGGCCGGCCTGCGCATCACGCCGTCGCCATACATCCCCGCAGAGAGTGGCCCGAGCTGGCAGGACTACGACGTCAGCAGCATCAGTGGCGAGCTCCCGCACTTCTCCATGATCCGCGTGGTGCGGAGGGTGTCCGGCGCGGATCGCGATCATCCCGCATTCCCGCTGATCGAGCGCCGCCTGCTCGCCGGCAACCCGGAGGAGGAGTTCTGACATGGCACTCACCCCCGAGAAGCGCGAAGCTCTGAAGCTCGCGCGCGAGCGCATCGCGAGCTGCAACGCCACCGTGATCTGCGAAGCCCTGATGACGGTTGCAGGGGATCGCCCGGAGCTGCGCGCCGCGTGCAAGGAGCTTCGGAGCTACATCGTCCGTCAGCTCACCCCCTGCCTGTACCTCGGAGCGTGGCAGCGGCGCAACGGGTTCTACGGCCGATCGCTCGCGCAGGAGCGCCGCGACCGCCTCGCGTGGATCGACTGGATGCTCGACGAGCCGAAGGAGGCGTGATGCTGCACTTCCACGAAACGATGGGGAACGAGCTGATGGTCGCCGACGCGTGCGGCTTCAGCCGCGAGTTCAGCGACGACGCCGGCTACTGCCTCGACGCCCGACAGTTCATCCCGGCGGGCTCGACGCAGCGCATTGAGGCGACCGTGCTCGCGTTCGCGGCTTCGCGCATCGCCTACCGCATCTGATGCACCGCGCCGGGCCGGACGCCCGGCTTTTTCAAGGAGAGAGGAAGGTGAACCAGCAAGACGTTTTGACCCACGAGGAGGCCGCCAAGTATTTCGCCGGCTGCGCGCTGAACGGTTTCTGTTCCGAGGTTCGCATGGGGAAGAACCTCAACGAGCGCGACATGCGCGACATGGCAGCCCGCGCCGCGTTTCTCGGCAAGCTGCTGGCCGACATGATGGCCTGATCGGCATCGCGACCGATTACATTGTTATCAAAAGTTATCCACAACCCGGCGAAAGCCGGACTTATCCACAAGGAGCAGCATCATGAGACGCATGTTCAACGCCGCCGCAGCAGCAATCGCCGGCATGGCTCGCCTCGGCGTGCCGACGTTCGCCGCGAAGCGCCGCGTGCACGCGGACATCGGCTATCCGGTGAAGCGCGGACACACGACCGCGCACGGCAAGCGCGCAGCCGCGAAGGCGCGCAACGTGAAGCGCCACAAGGCGGCGATGCGGCGGGCAGCATGAGCCGCGTCATCGAGCCGTCCGATGACTGGCGCATGCGCGGCCTGGACGAATGGCTGGGCGAGGTTCGCCCGCTGACGCCCGAGGAGCTGCGCCAGCAGGAAGAAGCGCGGGAGGATCGCGCAGAATGACCACATGCCCGCCGCGCGCGGGCGCAGGAGATCGCCGTGAAATCCGAGATCAAGCTGTTGCACGTCATCATTCCGCTGCTCACCGCGTACCTCGAATACACCTGCGTGAACCCGTGGGAGCGGCCCGAGCGGCGGATATGGGTCTACCGGCGCACGGTCGACCACGCGGCGATCACCCTGCTTTGACCAACCTGCCCGCCTTGCGCGGGCTTTCGACCATCGGGAGAGATCGTGACCGTCTACGTCGACGATATGTACCTGTACCCGCTCGGCGAGTTCAAAACGCCGTCCGGGCGCACCTACAAGATGTCGCACATGATCGCGGACACGCGCGAGGAGCTGGTCGAGATGGCGCGCACCATCGGCCTGAACCCGCGCCATATCCAGAAGCCGCGCACGCACGGCGAGCACTTCGACATCGCCATGAGCAAGCGCGAGCTCGCGATCGCGGCCGGCGCGGTGCCGATCACGATGCGCCAGTGCTCCGCGATGTGCGTGCGGCGCCGCGCGACCGGCCAGCTTGGCGAGCCGACCGACGCCGAAGCGTGGCGAGAGGCGCACATGGCTGCGCGCCGCGCCGCCTAAGCCCGATCCTTGCCCCACTCCTCTTCAGCTTCCCGCCGGGCGGCAACGCTCTGCGGGTTTTTGGTTTTCCTCCAGTCATCGGAGCGGCCGGAGCGGTAGCGCGACGTCCGCCGCTTCGAGACGATTCCTTCCACGCCCAGCGCGCACGCGTGCCGGAAAATGGTCGGGCCGTCGCCGATCAGGTGCTCGCTGAACCGAATACCGTGCGGCGCGCGCGCGAGCAGCCGTTCCAGCCGCGTCTTGCGGGCCTCTAGCTCGACACGACGCAGATCCTCGCCGTCGAGCTCGAGCAGATCGAACGCGTACAGGAACGCCTCGCGGTCGTGCCGCCGCGAGCGCAGCAGCTCGAACACCGCCAGCCCGTCGCTGTCGCAACAGACGACCTCGCCGTCGAGCACGAAGGAGCCGGCGCGCAGCGCGCCGGCCGCATCGACGATAGCCGGGTAGCGCTTCGACCAGTCGTTGCCGTTCTTCGTGAACAGGCGCACGCTGTCGCCGCCGCGAATCACCTGGAGGCGAAACCCGTCGTGCTTGATCTCGTGCAGCCAGTCTGGGCCAACGGGCGGCCGTGGAGCTGCGGTTGGAAGGCAAGGGTCGATGAAGCCCGAAGCACGCCGGGCAGAACGCGCCAGAAGCATAACGGGTCGCAAATATGCCCGGCTGGAGGGTGGCGCAAGACGCAGACGTATCCCGGCGCAACTTTTCAGCGAATTGGTACGCGGAGTCCGTGGACTCATCGGCCGCGCCCATGATGCCTTCGCCCCGTGGCTGGTAGGGACGAGAGAGCAATCAAGATGGCCTTCGGGGAGCGCGTCCGGCAACTTCGCCGGAAGGCGGCCATTTCGCAAGAAGAATTGGCGAGCTTGGCGGGGCTAGACCGCAGTTATATCGGGGGCGTGGAGCGCGGCGAGCGCAACGTCAGTCTGGTCAACATCCACAAGATCGCGAAGGCGCTGAAGGTTCGCGCCGACGCGCTGTTTTCCAAAGGAGCGACCGATGGCGCTCCTTGAATGTAAGTCATCGCAACGCGGCGTTGATTCGGCATGGGTAGAAGTCGACCACATCACCGACGCCGAGGTGGCGAAGGGGCGAGCGAAAGTCGACGCGTACTTGAAAAGCGAGCAGCAGGTCTCGGACGCAGTGGCGAAGGCGTTCATCGACCTGACGGCAATGTGCCCGAGAGCCAACCCGAGCGACATTTGGCAGCACGTCATCTATCGTCACCTGCTGGAAAGCGGCTGGAGCGACCAGCGATGGAAACGGGTCTCAGGATTCGCGCTCGAGCGCGCGATCGTCGCGGTGTACCAGACGCGACTCCTGCCCCTCGGCATCCGTATGCACATACTCGGCTCGGCGGAAGCGAATGCCTTGCTCGCCAAGCTGGGGATCAAGGACACCAAGTCCTCCAAGGTGGACCTGTTCATCGAGGGACGGAAGAACGGGGACGAGTGGGTCGTGTTCGGCGCGGCGCACGTAAAATCGAGCATCGCGGAGCGCATCCAAGATGACGTTCCCGCCAGTCTCGCGTTCATGGAGAAGGGGCTGGTGTCCATTGCGCTCACGATGGACGCGAAAAGCTACCCTCCTCCGCACGGAAACTGCGTGAACTACGGAGAGCTCGGCGGTCGGAGCATGAACAAGGATGCCGAGAAAGATCGCATCAAGAGGAACTACATCGAGGTAGCCGGCCAGTTCGACGCCCTGTTCTCATTCAACTTGCGCACGCCGCCTAGCCCCGAAAAGACGCAATCCGGGAAGCGCATCTACACCATGTCGCTGAACGACCCTCAGCCGGACGCGCTCGTCAAATTGTTGGACGAGCGCTGGCAGTCTCACAAGGATGGGGTCAAGCTGTAGCGCCAAAGCTGAGTAGCGGCGCGTCCTCGTATTGAACCTTCTGAAGCCGCTCGGTCGATGCCGCTACCTGCTCCGGGTCGATCTCCATCCCGATGTACGAGCAGCCGAGCTTGAGGGCCGCAATGCCTGTCGTGCCCGATCCGGAGAAGGGATCGAACACGACGACATCGGAGCCGCTCTTGCCATAGGCTTCGATGCACCGCCGCGGCAGCTCCTCCGGGAACCGGGAGAAATGGGCGAGGCCGTCGATCTTCTCGTTGCTGAACTCCCACACGCTTCCGACCGGCGGCGACACCCGGAACGAATGATCCTCGTTCGCCGCGAAGAGATAGATGGACTCGTGTTGACGGTGCGGGCGGCGGCAGCGGCCTTCCGGCATGGGGTTCCGCTTGCGCCAGATGATCTCACCCCTGAACAGGAATCCGGCGTCAGACAGACCGATGACGAGGCGATAAGTCAACGCCAGCAGATTGCCGTACTGGAGCCAAGGGGTTCCCTTCTCGATGAACGCCTTTCGCTGGGCGCGCGGCTTGATGTACGCGGAGTTGTTCGGGTTCAGGCCGTCGCCCGTAGGTCCGAGCGAGCTATAAACCCTGTCATCAAGACGCCAGTTGACCGGAGTGTTGTACGCGTCCCCGATGTTTATCCAGACGAGGCCGTCAGGCTTCAGCTTCGGGCGAAAGGCCGAAAATATCCGAGTGAGAGAAGCAACGTAGTCACGAGGGTCCGGCTCGACACCAGTTCCTGCCGACATCCGTTGTCCCCAATAAGGGGGCGACGTGACCAGCACATCGATGCTTTGGTCGGGCAGTTCCGGGATGAGCTCTGCACAATCGCCCTGGAGGATGTTGGCCTTCTGCGGGCTGATGACGGTCACGACCTACCTCTATTCTTGACTGGTACTTATAGTCATCATTTATCGACGACGGGCGATTGTCGTCAAGATACGCGATTCGTGGAACTCACAAAAACCGGAGAAGCAGTCTGGGAACCGCGCTCCACTGGTCGCAAGGTTGACAGTGCTGTACAGTGCGACACAACACCGTATCGCACCGTAGACGATGACCGAAGCATCAATCCTTGAACACGATGACGCGCCGCTCACCGAGGATGAGCTGGCGCGCTGCCTGTCTGATCCGCTTTGGCGCATCTGCTCGGGCCGCCTGTACAAGATCATCATCAAGGGCGACGACCAGGACGACGAGGACGGGCTCGTGCTGCCCTTCCGCCCGAACCGTGCGCAGCGGCGCCTCCTGCGCCGGCTCTGGCACCGCAACGTCATCCTGAAGGCCCGCCAGCTCGGCTTTACCACCCTCATCTGCATCATCTGGCTCGACCACGCGCTGTTCAACGCCAACAGCCGGTGCGGCATCATCGCGCAGGATCGCGAGACGGCCGAGGCGATCTTTCGCGACAAGGTGAAGTTCGCCTACGACAACCTGCCCGAGGCGCTGCGCGAGGCGATGCCGCTCGCCAACTGCACGAAGTCGGAGATGCTGTTCGCCCACAACAACAGCAGCATCCGCGTCGCGACGTCGGTGCGCGGCGGCACGATCCACCGCCTGCACATCTCCGAGTTCGGAAAGATCTGTGCGAAGTACCCGGACAAGGCCAAGGAGGTCGTGACCGGCTCGATTCCGGCCGTGCCGAAGTCGGGCATCCTCGTGATCGAGTCGACGGCCGAGGGCCGCGAGGGCGAGTTCTACGACATCACGAAGCGCGCCGAGGCGCTCGACCAGCAGAAGGACCGGCCGCTGTCGCCGCGCGACTACCGGTTCCACTTCTACCCGTGGTTCGAGGAGCCGAACTACCGCATGGACTCGGCCGGCGTCGTCATCACCGAGCGCGACGTCGAGTATTTCGCGCAGGTCGAGGCGCGCATGGGCGTGGCGATCGATGCCGAGCAGCGCGCTTGGTACGTCGCCACGCGCGACGCCGACTTTTCTGGAAGCGAGGAGCGTATGTGGCAGGAATACCCGTCCACGCCGGACGAACCGTTCATGGTGTCGACCGAGGGCACCTACTACGCGCAGCAGCTCGCCGCGGCGCGCAAGCAAGGCCGGATCAAGACGTCCCTGCCCGTGCTGTTCAACGTGCCGTGCTTCACGTTCTGGGACATCGGCAACAGCGACGGCACCGCGATCTGGGTGTTCCAGCGCGTCGAGCACGAGTGGCGCATCATCCGCTTCAAGGAAGGCTGGGGCGAGCCGTACAGCTACTTCGTGAAGTGGCTCCAGTCGCTCGGGCTCGTCTGGGACACGATGTTCCTGCCGCACGACGCCGACCACGTGCGTCAGGGGCAGACGAGCAACAAGAGCCCGAAGCAGATGCTCGAGGAGCTGATGCCCGGCGTGCGGTTCGAGGTCGTGCCGCGCATCGAGGACGTGAATTGGGGCATCCAGCAGACGCGCGACGTGTTCCCGATGCTCTGGTTCGACGAGACGGAGTGCAAGGACGGTATCATCCACATCGAGAGCTACCGCCGGAAGTGGAACGAGCGTCAGCAGACGTGGGGCAGCGAGCCGGACAAGACCGGCGGCCACTCCGAAGCAGCCGACGCGCTGCGCCAGTTCGCCCAGGCGTACACGGCGGGCCTCATCAACGTGCGCAAGCCAACGAAGAAGCGCCGGCAAGGTAGCTGGCGCGTCGCTTAACCCAAGGAGAGAGTGACCATGATCGAAGCAGCCCGCCCCGCCATCGACCTGACGCGCTACGCGTTCGTGCGCGAGCTCGGCGACATCCGCCTCTATGGCACCTGGTTCTACGACGCGGAGCTGGACGACGACGAGCCGTGTCTGGTACTGGTGCCCGCATTCCGGTCGCACGGTGCCGTGCCGTGCTGTGTAGCACTGTCGGCCGCTTTCCGATACACTGATCCGCGCCATCTGGCGGCGGTTTCGCTGCAATTCGCGAAGAACTTGGGGTTCGACGGCAACATCATGAGCGCGGCACACAAGATCGGCAGCATCATCCACGACCATCTGCTCGACCTCATCACGATGCCGGAGAACCCGACCGAGGCAGTCGTCGGCGCAACGGCGAGCGTGGAATTCAGCGACGGGCGCAAGCGCACGGTCGAGATTCTGGATCATGTACCCGTCAAGCAAGCCTGACATCGCCAAGCGCGCCGAGTGCGCCGCCGCCGTGGTGATCCTCGTGATCGTCGCGGCGGTGTTCCTCGTCCGCTGGGCGGCATTCACGGCCCTTTACGCACTGCGCGACGCGCGCGATCGGAGTGATCCTTGTTCGACCTGAACGATGAAGATAGCACGCAGCTCGTGCCAGCTCGCGATGACGAGCGCGACCTGAGCCCCGGCGAGCAGCAGCCGGACCAGCCGTCCGATCCGCTCGACAGCGAGAAGGCGATCGACCTGCACGGCCGCCTCCTCTCCTACTACCGGCAAGAGCTTTCGCGACAGGAACCTAATCGGGCCGAGATGGCAACCGATGAGGATTACTATGACAATATCCAGTGGACGCTCGAAGAAATCGAGGAGCTGAAGGAGCGCGGACAGGCGCCGACCGTCTACAACGTCATCGCGCAGAGCGTGAACTGGATCATTGGCAGCGAGAAGCGCGGCCGTTCCGACTTCAAGGTGCTGCCGCGCCGCAAGGAAGGCGGCAAGGCGGCCGAGCGCAAGACCGCGCTGCTCAAGTACCTGTCCGACGTGAACCACCTGCCCTTCGAGCGCTCGCTCGCGTTCGAGGACGCCGTGAAGGCCGGCATCGGCTGGCTGG